ATCATATAGTGCGCACATACCTACAGGTACGTTCTTCACTCGTAAAGACGTATTAACGGATACTACTTTAATTCAAGTTTTTGACAAGTATTACAAATATAATGCGGTAACTAACTCAAGTGGGTGTTGCTGTATGTAGCACACGACTAAAACCAAGTTATCAAAAAATCAAGCAAAATAAAATATACATATATAATTTATTATCCAAAAAACTGAGTGAACATGACATTCCAACCAAATAATCTATACATCTTCCGCCCAATTATCTAACTCCTCATGCTGTAATTTAATCGATGCAGGTCGATGCGATACTTGTTCTACTATAATTCGCTTTTCTAATTCTGTTTCTTTTCTATCCCATGAAAACACCAATTCTCTGTTTTTGTAGTTCAGTTCGCGATTCTTTATGAAGTATTGATTTCTCGATTTTGTGTCCATAATAACTTCGAACTCAGTTGACATATTTTGTTTTGTAACAATAATGTCGGAATATTCGTCTTCTAACTGGTCTCGTACAACTGACCATTCCTTATATTTTTCGGCAGGGTCTTGATGCACCCATAATTTTTGCGCTGACCATGGACCAACAATATCCATGCGATGGTCGAGCTTATTATGAAGCAATGAATACTTTTCACGCAATGTTTGTATCTTTTCTTTTATTTCATCCAACTTATAGTATTTTGATATGGATAAAAGTAAAGAAATATAAGTAGATACTGTAATCGAGAAAATAGATGTAATATTATCGGCAATATTAAACTGTATACGGGTTGCTTGTATGAATCCGGATATAGTCGAGAAAAAAATGACAGATGTTTGTATATTATTCACTAATGTATTCAAATCATCATACTTTAAATCCAATAACCGTTTGTTCTCTTTGCATTCTTTCAAAATGACAAGATTATTGCGTTGAATCGCTTTCAACTCATTACTGAATACAATGTATTCGGTTTGAGCAAACCAATCAACTTGATTGTGGTTTAGATGTACTTGTTTTTTGGGTTTTACACTTAATTGAACGTTTTCATTTGGAGGTAGACCTTCAACTGCTAAGTCATTTACACTGTTTCTTCGGCTTGTGCTCTCGTTTACAGAAGTATTCACCGACCGATTGATTGGACTCGGACTATCTAGCGCATTGTTATTAACATACTCACGACTGACATGGGCCAGAATATCTTTTACACTGTTATTTACAATTGAACTAACCTGCTTGCGACTAATTTGCACCGGTATCTCAGGTACACTATCGCTTATAACTGAACTAACTTGCTCGCTATTGATTTGCGCCGGAATCTCGGGTACAACCACACTCACCTGTTCGATGATGCTTTGTACCGGGTTCTCAGGTACGTTACTGATTGGACCTGTAATATCGGGTATGATATCATTCTCAGGTGGGTCGATTGACAATACCACGTTTTCTTCTGGCGTATTATTTTCGGGTTGCTCCATAATTACATTACATTCATATTATATTTTTGTAAATTACATTCGTATTTTGTAATTTACACACTGGAAATAACTAAATCTATTTATCCATCAATGTATCTAAAACGCAGATCCAAACGCACCGCCCAATACTCCATTCGCTGCCGCTGGTCCCATACTCATCATACCACCATTCATCTCAGTTCTTGCATTCGGTTGCATCATATGGTCATATGAACCCATCATAGAGTTATGGTTTGTCGTCGCAACGGGAGCAGGAGGAAACGTGCCGCGCTGGATTGCAGAATCATCTAAATAATCGGCTTGGCTGGGTGCATGCCCGGTAACTGGCTGACGTGTTCTCACTTTTTCCTTCATGCCTTCTTTCTTATAATCCGGGCCATTCCATAGTTCGAGTGCACGGTCAACCAATATATTCACTTTTATGCCCAACTTTGTTTGAATACTCAATACAATAATCAGGAACGCCAATATTACATTGGTTAGGTTCAACGATTCATATTTAAACCCGCTATAAGTTGGTATATAGTTAATAATGCGATGAATCAATATCACCCCGCAGAACATAACAACCAATTGCATAAATATCTCAAATAATATTTCCAGCGACGATTTCTCCGGGTCCGCCTCGGGTATAAAGCGATGAATCAATTTATTCAATACAACTACCGGAATGACACCCATCGTCGAATATTGTATGACATTTAAAATTTCAGCATTGCTCTCTTCTGTCATAGAAAATACATGTGACAAAAAAGACTTTCGTGTAATATCTGCAGTTTCTTGCAACAACTCCATTATAACAGATGATTATATAAAAACCCCTTAGAAAATAAATAAAATTATGCTCTCATTGCGCCCTTTATTTGTTCATGTGATTGGTAGTTATTTATCTTGAAATCGTCTAAAGTATAGTCATTTATGTCGAAACTATTTAAACGTTGCATTCATTATTTACTATACAAATGTTGAAGCGTGTGGTTGAATGCAACAAATACAAAAATCGTGACATAAATGCGTCGGCGCCGCACGAGGAGTACCAATACTTGAATTTACTTCAAGATATTTTAGATGAAGGTCACGATGAGGTTGGGCGAAATGGCAATACGCGTTGCGTCTTTGGTGCGGCGATGCATTTCTCTCTTGAAAATGGTAAAATCCCCATTTTAACTACTAAGAAAACCGCTTGGAAAACGTGTTTGAAAGAACTCTTGTGGTTTATTAAAGGTCAAACGGATAACAAAATATTAACCGACCAGAACGTTCATATTTGGGACGGAAATACTAGTGCGGAGTTTCTCGAATCACGAGGATTATCACATTATACGCCTGGACGACAAATTGGACCACTTTACTCGCATCAATGGCGTTTTTGGAATGCGAAATATGAAAATGATCCCGATGCGGATTATACAGGCAAAGGCATTGACCAACTTCAACAAGTTATTGATACTTTGAAAAATCCTGAGACGAGAACCTCACGCAGAATGGTAATCAGTGCGTGGAACCCCGAACAATTAGACGAAGGCGTTCTTCCGCCATGTCACGTTTTATTTCAATTCAATGTTGTTGATGGAAATAAATTAAGCTGCTGCTTGTATCAACGCAGCGGAGACGAATTATTGGGAATTCCGTTTAATATCACTTCATATTCGCTGTTGTGTTGTCTAATCGCAAAGCACTGCGATTTGGAACCATATGAATTTATCCATTATGGTGGAAATTGTCATATATACGATGACCACTTTGACCAAGTAAAAGAACAACTGACAAGAACACCATATGAGTTCCCAACGCTAGAAATATTGAATAAAAGGGAAAACATCAATGATTATGTAGTAGATGATTTCAAAATTAGCAATTATCAACATCATCCACAAATAAAGGCGGCGATGCGGGCGTAGTAGATTCAGTTGGCGCAGTATCAGCATAATGATAATTAACATATTTTGGATTAGGTGACTTAATTCGGTGTATAATAGTAGCAGTACATACGCCTATTTGTCTGCCCGCTTCGGTTACAGATACATACGATACGCCTTCAACAACAACTGTTCTTGAGTTTGTTGGCAATTTGCCCGCACTTGCTTCTCTTAATTTTTGTTTTGTTTCTTCACTATGATGTTTTCCAAAAAAATGATTTTTAACGCCAACCCGTTGACTAAATATTAAAGACAATTTTTGTCGGGTTTCATCCGACACCGCTTTTCTATTGCAATATTTTCTACCTGTATTTATCTCAGATAATCGTTTCTTAACTTCATCTGTATGCGTCCGCCCATACATCCCATTTTTTTCACCGGTTTTTTGTCCATATTTTTGTTGTCTTTCTTCTTTTGTCATATTGTTAAAGCGGACTGCATTAGTATTGGTCCTCTTTTCTATAATCTCGGTTTTATTTGGGTGATTTGTAAGTGTGTCGCCGCCACTATTATTGTAATGTATATTATAAAGTAACGGTCTAATATTGACATCATCTAAATATTGCAATTCTAATCCTTTCGCATCATCTATGGTTTTGCAAGTATGTAAAATCTCAAACATAAAATCATCACAACCATATTTATCATAAGCTCGTTGTAACAAAATATTAAAATGGCGGCTTGCACGTAATAGCATTTTATGTGTATGAAATCGTTTCTCAATCTCTTTTGAATATCCAATGTAGTATTTGCCCGTGGACAAACACGTGATTTTATAAACTCCAATAATCGGTTCGGTCATTCTATACATTAGATATAGAAAATAAGTTTAAGTAGATTTTAAAAATATTTACTTATTCCCTAAATGTTTTCATTATTCGATTTTTCTTCCATGTCCTTTTTGAGTTTTTCTTTTCTCTTCAAATATGATTGTCTATTATATTCTTTTTTTTGTTCTGGCGTAGGTTTGTAGTTTGTATTTTCCTTATATTTTCTATTCCGCTCGTTTATAATCTCTTTATTATTTATATAATATTCTTTTCTACTTGCTGGCGCTGTGTATTTTTTAAGGTGTTCTTTCGTTGCTTGTAGTTCCTCTTCTAATTTAGCATTCCTTTCTGCTAAGTCCTTTATTATTTCATCTTTATCCATTACGATGCTATATATAATAAAAAATATTTATATATTTTTCATTATATTTGTTGTGACAATCTTTGTGTCGTGCCGCGGAGCGGCACCACCGGATTGCCCGAAGGGCAATGGGCGAACTTAAATTCCCAAAGGTGTGTATTTATATATTATTAAAAAACACATTTAAATACTTTACTACTATGATTTATTATACATGAGTTCATCCAACGCTGCTGCAATTCGTCGACGAGTAGGTGCCCAAGGTGTACCTGCACCCGCACCCGGACAATCTACACCTAATATGCCGACCCCTCCATCCAATTCTGCCCAACCATCCGTTCCCACACAAATGACGCTCCAACAAGTCATATCAACTGTTGATAAACGACTTAACCAATTGGAAACTATCGTAAAGTCAAACAATAACAACAACGCCAACAACAACAACAATTCTTCTGATTTGCCATTAGTAGTGGACGAATTTAATAACAGATTTGAACTCATTGTCACCGAAATTAACTCACTCAAAGATATTGTCATGAAGTTGCAATCTTATACCATGGAAGTCAACAAAATGTTAGTGGACGAACGTATTCATATATTATCCGATTTAGGTAATAACTCAGTTGCATCATCTAATGCAGGTAGTCGTGTTCGTGCAAGTTCGCCGAATAGCGTCGACCTAAAAAAAATGGTGGAACAAGAGTTGAATAACGCCCACTAATCGTTATAATAAACAGATTATTATAACGAGGTAAAGCATAGGCAATAGATAATTTAGTATGAATTCGCAATTTCATGAAAAAATCGCGCAACTTCAAACCGACTATTATAAAAATAATAACAAAAATATGTTTTTTAAATCAAGTCAAAAATTAGACTGCGCTGCAACAGTCACTGGAGCAATGGATATACGTAGCTTATTTGAAAATGCAATATATATTTTGCCAAATACAAACTGCATTTATTTTGACTATCCTTTTTTCAAAACATTTGCAACCCCGGCCATATTCGAATCGCTCGTAACATATATTTATGAATTAATTAACCAGACAATGCAAGTTTATACACAGTACGAAATACATGTAAATTGGCAATCGTATAGTGTGTCGGCACATGACCGGTACAAAGACTTATATCGTATCTTTTTATCCAGATATGAAAATAGTGGGTTTAATTTTCACGACAATTTAAGTCGACTATATGTTTATTTTACACCCAATGTTATTCAACTGATTTCGAAAATTATGGTTCCGTTAATCCACCCCATTGTTTTAAGTAAAATTACACTGTATAATAAAACCGAAAGTGAACAATTATTACAAACATTATTAGAAAAAACTAATTGAGCATACAAAAGGTATAAATACGCAATCGTAAACCTAATATAATGAATATTACCATCACAAATTCAGCAAAGGCGGATTTATTCGGGTTGTTGTTTCAGCATATTCGGTTATTTACCGAGCATGTAAATATTACATTCGATAAAGAGCGAATGTTTATGCAATCGATGGATTCGGCGCGCGTTTCCGTATTCGAGCTTACGCTTCCATATACATGGTTTGATGTGTATGAACACACTAGTGCAGCGCCGATTACAATCGGCATACCTGCAACCATGTTATTCAAAATTCTAAATACACGAGACAAAATTCAGGAAACCCAGATTATATATGACGAGAGCGATAACGACAAATTGTTCGTGAATTTCTCTTCGAATAATGCATCTGTCTTCAATAAGCGCTTTGAACTGCCACTCATCGATTTGGAGTGTGAAATTATGCAAATCCCTCCTGGCGAAAGTGATGCCGAATTTTCATTAGATTCTGCAGTATTTGCAAACCTTATCAACCAGTTGAAAATATTTGGAGACACATTCGAAATACAATGCACTGAAGAAAAAATTATTTTGCATTCAATTAGCATTGAAGCCGGTAAAATGTTGGTCGATATAAATATAGAGGACTTGACCGAATATTCTATTAATGAAGGTGAAGTTATGAAACTATCATTTAGCTTGAGCATGTTACACAATATTTGCATGTATAATAAAATTTCAAAAGAGGTTGGAATCCATCTTACTAAGAACTTCCCAATGAAAATTGTATACTCGCTCGGGGATAATGATGCATGTTTTACTTTTTACCTTGCGCCAAAAATTAGTGACGAAAGCGATTAGTATTTTCGTTAAGTCGTGAAAACAGAAAGATCATATATATTATATACCATCTTTTATGAACGCTTTTTTTCATATTTTTCTATTCATACTAATTCTTTTCATGTATATCCACATCGTAAACCAATATAAAACCGGCGAAGACTTGGAAATATACGAAATGGACTACGTATCAAATACACATTTGCAGGAAGTATGTAGTATAAAGCAACCCGTACTATTTCATTATAAAAATGTCAATCCAGAATTCTTTGATGCTTTAGACAATGAGCATTTAGGTATATTGGAGGCACATGATGTCAAAATTAAGGATTCGCGGGACTATTATAACGAGGGCGATAATAATACAGTTGATTATACCGTTATGTCTTACCGTAGTGCAGACACTTTAATGAAAACCGACACTAAATCATCGTACTTTATTGAGCATAACCATTCATTGCCAGATGATGCCGGATTATTGAAAACATTCCAGACCAATGATGAGTTGCTGAAGCCCGCAATGACAGTAATTACGAATTATGACATCTTAGCTGGGTCAAAAAATGCATGCACTCCGCTGCGATATCACAATAACGAGCGCCACTTGCTATGTGTCATTACTGGCAAAGTAACTATTAAAATGACTCCATGGAAAAGTTCAAAATATTTATATCAAAATAAAGATTATGACACATACGAATTTTGGTCACCAATACAGGTGTGGAAACCACAGCGCAAATATTTCAATGAAATGGACAAAATGAAATTCCTGGAATTCGACGTAAACGCAGGCTATATTGTTAGTATCCCGCCATATTGGTGGTACAGCATTAAATATGACAATAATCCGGAGACGCTTGTAACAAGTTTCACGTATAATACCGCAATGAATTGTGTTGCAACACTACCAGATACGTGTCTATATTTTATGCAACAGCAGAATATCAAGAAACGAGTTTCAAAAACGATTGTTGCATTAGATAGAGCAACTTTACCAGAGCAGCAAACTAATGCCCAAACTGATATAGATACAACACTATAATTTGCATAATGAAAGTATCCATTGCTATTTCCACATATGAAGCTAAGGGGCGAGGTGTAGAATTGTTATCTGTAAATATAAATACGATAATGCAACAGACTTATAAAGATATTGAAATTGTTATATCGGACCATAGTAATAATACGGATATCCAAAATTATATTGATAATATTCGGCCCAAATGTCAGTTTGACATTATATATGTCCATAATCCCGATAAACGTGGCAATATTTCACATAATATTAATAATGCCATTAACCATTGTACCGGCAACATAATCAAAATTATATTTATGGACGATTTTCTATTTAAGCCGAGTGCGATTGCGGATATTGTATTTGTATTTACGCAAATTCCATCTGCAAAATGGATGGTGAATAGTTATCTTCATACACAAAACTATTCCTCTTTCTATAACCCAATTTATCCAAAATACAACGATAAAATTATTACCGGTATAAACACTATCGGGTGTCCAAGCGGGTTGACCATATCAAATACAGTTCACGCCAGGTTTGATGAAAATCTAAAATGGTTCATGGATTGTGAGTATTATTATCAACTATTCAAACTCTACGGCAATCCAATTATTTATCAAAATGATTTCTTAGTGGGTACCCTTATTCATAATGCGCAGGTAACAAATTCATGTATAAATAATAACATGTTAATTAACAACGAAACCAGTTATATTAATGCAAAATACGGACTAGCAATAGTACGTACATAAAGTTACATTGTAAAAATTGTATTTACATTTGTTGTGCAATACTGCATATATGCAGGTATTTAACCCATAATATTTTTTGCACAAGAACTAGTCTAATGTATAATTATACTATGTATAATTATCGTAGACATCACCATGGCTGGTTTCCACGCGGTCCGTATGGACCATGGGGTGGAGCGTACCCCTCTCCCGGATTTTACCCATATGGTGGGTTTTACCCACCTCCTCCAATCTATCCTCCATTTTTTAGATAAATAACATGGAAATTTAACATGTCATCGTAATCTTATAACTGGTATGATTACGATAAAAAATATATACAACTTTGAAAATGTATATATTTGTAGGTCTAATTCGTCAAATTCCGTAAAGCTTCGATTACATACAATAACGAATCTATACCCGATTTGAATGCCAATTTAATTAGTTGACTAAATGTCGTTCCTGCGTGTCGAACTACCATATCGGTGCTTGGTGATGTATTATTGGATGTAAATATAGTTGTGTTTGTTCTAGCAAAATATGATGCAATCTTATCGAATATATTCAATTCAGTGAGTGTTCGAATGCCCTTTGTTTCAACTTTCGACAAGGATGCATACAGTGTTTGTTTGAACACATACCCAGCAAAATCATTTACATATCGATTAAAACGGGATGAAACCGCCTCGTAAATATATACAGACAAACTGGGTTGATGCTGCGAACACCCTATACATATTAAAGAAAAGTGTGAATTTGTATATGAAACTGTCGTTGAAATTGCACCGAGCAATCGGTCTTGAAAACTTGGTCTTGGCTTTGGCCAAATTGTGTCCGTTATATATTCCGAAAATGGAGAATTATAAAAGATGGTATATGTTACTATACATACACATACTGCTGCTGATACTACTCGCATAGATGGCATTATGCTGGGATATTGTTGATAACAATGTTACTGTGTTATTGTCAATTTTTTCACAGCCGATTCTATGTTGGCCACGTGGTCCTGACATATTGGTTGTTATTGCATGCACCATCTTTCTACAATATAAGTTCCCATAAAATAATAGCCCACATAAAAACAGTAGAATAAACTTGTGCTGGCATTTTCCGAAATTGGACATTTTAAAAATGTCCATTTTTGAAAAGTGAGGCCACTTCTTTTTCCGAAAAATGTCAAAATTCTGTTTTGCAGCATAATGCTTTAATTCCCGAAAAAATAATTTTAAGTTGACAGCATACTTTTTTGTTCATTTTTTTGCGGTAGATGTTTAGGAACTTTTTATGTCATTCATATATAGGAAAAAATGAATGACGTTTTAGGTCCAAAAAGTTCTAATAAATTAATTTGTAAAACATGTGACTATAGTACATGTAAAAATAGTCAATATGAACGTCATTTATCTACTCGTAAACATAAACAAATGACGCAGAATGACGGGTCGGGTCCAACCAGTGTTCAATCGTATCCATGTATGTGTGGAAAGCATTATAGGTATAGACAAGGACTATTTAATCATAAAAAATCATGTACACTAGATGAACCTAAAAATATTATCGACCAAAAAACGGATACATTACCAACACCTAATATTGTTGACTCCATAACTGCTACCAACACAATTCTGTTATTATTGAAACAAAATCAAGAGTTCAAACAGCTTATGATTGAACAGCATACTGAAAATATGTTATTGCATAAGGAACTTATAAATAAAGTGAATACAAACACAGTTGTTAATAATACCACGAATCATAACAACCAGAAGTTTAACCTGAATTTTTTCCTGAATGATACATGTAAGGATGCAATGAGCATTACCGACTTTCTTCGCAACCTGAATGTGCACATTGATGAATTGGAATACATTGGCAATCATGGATATGTAAACGGGATGACAAAGATGATCATGGACCGGCTTAAGGATATGGACATCACGAAACGACCCATACATTGCACTGATATTAAACGTGAAACAATGTATATCAAAGACGACGCTGGCTGGAGTAAAGATACCGATGAACTGACGAAGCTGCGCAGAATATTGAGTCGAATATCCATGAATAATTACAGAACAGTACCAGTGTGGAGAACCGCACACCCGGATTGTGAAGTCATGGAAACTCGAACATATGAATTCTGTTATAAAATGATGAAAGAGATTCTGGGAGATGTAGAAGAAGAGCAAATCAAATTAGATAACAAGATTATCAAGACCTTAGCAAAAGAGTTGTTTGTACAGAAATGATGGAAAAAAATATATTCAAATATGAAAATATTTTTTATGAATTGTTTACGACATCCATTATTCTATATATTGAATCGAATTCGTCAGTTCCTCCGGACAAGTCGCGGCATGATGTGACTCTGTAATTTTTACTTTTTTTGTAATTGGCATCGCTTCAAATCTCATGCAAAATTCCATAATGGATACTGGTCGGCCTTCGTACACACACCCAATTGTTTTTTCCTCAACTTCAATCGGCTGTTCGTCTGGATAATAGCCCCATTTATCATAGAACTCCTGCAGCTTATCTTCGTCATCGAACTCGATTGTTTTCTTTTCATGATTCAGCCGACCCTTATATTTAAATATTCTCTGTCGCCATACGGGAGTATCCAAACAATAATACAACCAATGGTAATAATATGCATCGCGCAATATTTCACGTTTGGGTACGACTGTATCAAATAATTTATTGTACTCTTTGTTTACTGCAAACCTACATGCACGTCGCAACACAGTATCTGCAGGTCCGGTCTCAATTGTCCTATATTTATCAATATCACTATCCGTCAATACAATTAGAAATTTATGTTTTTGGTGACGGTTCGCACGATTATCGTGACATTTTACGTTGAAATATGTGTTGACAAAGTTGTTTATGTCATATTCCCGATTGACCAACGTAGTAACAATCGACCCTATTGTCCAATCGTTGGTTTTATCCTTAGCCCATTCGACAAGCATTCTTTCGATAAATAATACTAGTTTGGGGTTTAACATCGCGTATATTTCACGATACACATTGATAATATAATCAAATACATCGGTACCAAATCCAGAGAAATACAATTCGTATGCCCAAAACATCGCCTCATCGCGCCTTCGATTCAGCAGTGCAATAAACAGCGACTGTTTTACCTCTGTCTTATTATACAAATATCGTGTAAATATAATTGGTTCAACTGATATACATAAAGAACTTGACATGTTTGATTTATAATTACTATACATATAATCATATATTTATATCAATTTTTTAGGTAGTAAACAAAATTGTAATATACACATTGACTGTCATATTACAAAACTGTAAATACAATGTTGTGAAGTATATTTAGTATTCCAAATAGAAACAAAATATAGTCTGTATGTAATGTATATAATGAGAAAAACCGCCAAACAAGGTTCGCGGTCTAAGCGTAAAACATTAAAGGTCGACCGCGCAGATTCTAAAAATAAACGAAATGCGTATATTGTTCAAAAATTTCTAGAAGTGTTGAACATGGTGAAGCTGTATCACTGGAAAACTCATTCGTATGCTCAACATAAGGCGACCGATGAATTATACGAGCGTTTAAATAAACACATCGACGAATTCGTGGAAGTGTTGTTAGGTAAGGAGAATAAGCGGGTTAAGATGGTCGAGAAGACGTTGCGTGTTCTTGATAATAACAGCAGCCACGAGTTTAAAACCCATATTTACGAATTCCGCGAGTTTTTGGTCAGCATAGATACACACTTCAACAAAAAAGATAGCGGTCTATTAAGTATTCGAGACGACCTACTAGTAGATATTAACCAATTTTTATATTTAATGACATTTGACAAATAAACGAACAAACCTACGGGTGCTTGTACACGGATAGCATTCCTCTCAATGATGGTAATTGCGAAATGCAATCCGGGTATTTCCCGTGTATTTGTGAGTATTGTTGCATTGGAGGAGACATTCTGTGTCGAACCATATTTCTACGTTTACAGTATGTTTTTTTCCAGTGTCTCTGCACCAACCGCAACCAATGAGTTTTTATGATAACCGTACATGTTTCGTGAGGTAATATGTCGACCTGCATTATTTGAACTTCATGTTGGGGTATACGCACCAATCCATAATAATATAAATAATTATTTATATTGTCATACGAATGCCGGAAAAAGGATTTGGCGGATACGCTGGTAGACAATAACCAGTGTGTATATTGTGTCATTGAAAACGTGTACATGTGCGTGTATAGATGGCACAGTCCAATGTAATATTTCCCATTTTCTTTTTCGCTATAAAAGTGGAAGGAGTCTTCGTTGTGAATCGAGTCGTATTCGATGCCATCGTCGCTATCATAGTCACTATCGATTGTTTCTGTGTCTGTATTATCTGCAGAGTCTATTTCAATTACGACTGTGCTATTAGATTCACTATCGCTTCTACTATCACTTCCACTACTTTCATGAGTAGTAAACATGGAAGGGTAGCTATTATTATAACTGCGCATATAATGTAATGTGGATAAAACGGATTTCCGTAATGAAGCACTTGATAAGATTTATGCATAACGCATATATAAGATGCATCGAATTATGATGTGGGTTCATTATCAATTTTTTCAACATTACACGTACAGACTTTGCGATGTGGTAATATATTTCAGTAGCATAGTGTCAATTCCATTAAAGTGATGTAATGCCTCTATGTTACCAATACGTTCAAACACGTTCATCCACTCTTTTACAATGGTGACCACTTTTAACATGGCCTTTGTAAAATCGCCGACCGATATAGATTTCGCCGCCAATTCAGTTTGAATAAACCATTTGCATTCATCGACTGACTGGCAATCACACCAAGCCATTGTCAAATCTATAATATCATATTGCAGTGCATCTTCATAGCATATACCCGTATTTAGATTGTACTCGCATTCATACCCGGCAAAATCATTGTATAATTGCGAAAGTTCAGTAATACGCGATTTCAAAAACGTATCGTCAGTTAATGGCACACTGGAACGACAGTCGTCTTGCACTTTGATATCCGTAAAACATGAAAATAGACCAACAAGTTGGCGTTTAGAAAATGAGTTAAAATAGTTCCATTTCTCGAGTAATTTGCATATGACAAGTGGGTGTATTTCCGCAATATTGGATGCGATTGTACCCAAGTTGGTCAACGACCGCTCGTTTGTTTCATGATTGAGTGAAACAAAACCAAATGATTCGAGTACCGCGCATATTAAGTCAGTTTGCATAATAATAAAACCCTCTGTAGATTGAAGCGACACTGCATCCTGATTATATTTACGATTCAGTTCATTCAGCTCTTCAACCCGCTTAGAATCTTCTTTGATATATCGATACTCGTCTGTTAATTTTGCGATTTCTTTTTCAGCCTGCTTACGTGTTTTATTGCTGGTCGTATTATATATGGCGAGCTGGTCAATATATTGATTGCAAATATCGGCAGGCGTTCTTGCGTTTGTTACATATTTTTCTTTATCATCGATTAATAATTGAAGTGCATCGAGGTCAGTTTGTAGTCCTTTCATAGAGTTGCAGATTTCACGATGAATCATGCTTTTTTGTGAAAATAGATGAAAGTCTTTTGTTTGTCCGTTCTTAAGTAAATTCAAAATCAATGAATACGAAATGTGATATTTGGAAACCAGTTTTTGAGGTACGCCTCCCAAAATCTTTTGATATTCTCCCATCGAAGGGGTCGAAAACAAATTATTACAATGAATTACATGCCCAACCTTGTCAATCCCACGTCTTCCCGCTCGACCTGCCATTTGCGTGTACTCATGTGACATCAAATATCGTTCCCCGCGCCCGTCAAATTTGGTTACGCTCGTGAATATCGCGGTTTTGATAGGACAGTCAAGTCCAATTGCGAATGACTCGGTAGCGAAGAGGAGTTTAATATATTTCTTGGATATCATCAGCTCTACAATTTCTCTCAATACTGGTATCATACCAGAGTGGTGAATGCCGACCCCCTTTTCCAAGAGCGATACCAGATTTTGATATTCAGGTAGATGTAAATATTCTTGGAAATTGGGTAACTTGCGAATAATTTGTTCGCACTCGTATCGAACTGTATATGGAACTTTGCTATCGAATTCCAATAACGGAACAGTAATATCGTTTGCACATGCTTCTACGTTTTTACGTGAAAAAACGAATGCAATGGCTGGTAACATTTCGCGCTCATATAAAAAAGTCGACAGTTGGTTTAATACGTGCTTGCGTTTCATGAATACACGGTTGTCATCGAGATATTTATTCAGTTTGACTATTTTTTTATACCCTAATTCATTAAATTTACCGTGCTCATCTTGCAATGATACCAATTTGTTTGTGTTGTCGCGTATTTCTTGTTGTATGCTTTTATCCTTAACGGATTTAAATATAGATTCGGTGGTTGTCACAAACCCATAATGTGATAAGGGTACCACTCGATGAGATGTCGATGCCAAGTATACCGTTTTACCGCCATCAGCAACTTCCCCTCGTTCACACCATTCCGCAAAACCGGTTGGGTTATCAATCGTTGCAGACAACATTACCATTTGGACATGTCGAGGTAACATCAATATTGTCTTTTCCCATACTTGTCCGCGGTCGGCGTCATTTATGTAATGGACTTCGTCAAACACAACACATGATAATTCGGTGATGATATCCATTTGAAACTGCAGTAGAGATGAGGACGCTTCCTGGCCAGAAGGACTCGTCTGGTTGAGACCCGTAAACAAATAGTTCATTAGAATCTCGGTCGTCATGATAAGTACGTCTGCATTAGGATTGGTTTTAATATCACCTGTAAATAGTCCAAATGAGATTTCAGGGTATTTTCTAGTAAATTCGTAGTATTTTTGATTTGAAAGTGCCTTGATAGGGCTCGTGTAAATTACCTTTTTTCCATTTTTTACAAAGTGTTGTAAAGCAAACTCTGCCGGAAGTGTTTTCCCCGAACCAGTATGCGCAGTTACTAATACATGGTTTCCCTCGACAATTGATTCGATAGCATATTTTTGAAAATCACTGAGAGGATATGGATATAATTCAAAATGAGATTCATATTTTGAATTAGACGGATATGGTTTATCACAAATAACGACCATGGTTTCGTCGTGTATACATATTATATATCTGGCTGTTTCTATATTAGTTACAACTAATATTACGAGCAACTATCATATCAACTATTTTGGATTTTATCCAGTTTTCTATGTAAGTAGACTTAATCACATAATAGTTTAATCTTCTCCATAACCACATTAATATCCGTATTAATTGTTAGATTTGGCATTATAAGTTCTAATCCAAGCATGTGATTTGTGTCATTACCATTAGGTAACCCTACTATACATTTTTTATGCATTCCATATGCAAATGCTAGTGGGGATGATAAATTTCCAATAAATAATTTGCAAGAATTTATTGCTACACACATTTCGTAGAGATTTTCAGGTTTGTATAAATCGATATTATTTACATCGAATTGGGTCTTAAACCGTTCAGTTTCGTCATTAGACAAGTCTATAAACTTGATTTGTTTGCAATATTTTTTACAAATGTATGTAAAATCAATATTATATGCTTGACGACATGACGTTGTACTTATCAATATAGTATCATTAAACGTATTATCATATGGAATATTCAACCATTTATCTACTCCCCATGGTATGTTATATGTATCGTAAAATATTTTACTCCAATTAGTTTGAAATAATAGAGGATGTCTCCGCCATTGAGATAAATTTATATGATATGGTTCATTATTAGAATGTATTTTATACTCTTTAATGTATGGTTGTTCCGTAATTAATCTATATGTGTCCTGATAAGCAGTTTGCAATCCATGTTTAAAAGTATCACCTGTAATCGCAATGTATAATATGCCCTTTCTACCCGTTTGTAAAAAAGCTTGGTTTATTATAGACAATTGGTGAATAAAATCGCCTAATAATCCACCACTAACATAAATTATCGGTTTTAGTTCAAATGCATGAGCATCACTTGCATTTGGAATATTGAAATCCGCTAGATTAATAGAGTTGATTGTATCTACATCATCATTCGACTCATATGTTAACGTAGGTATGTTAAACATATTGCATATTTTCTCAGTAAAATTCGAGATGATTGTAACAATATCATATTCAAGTGCAAGATATATAATTTCAGGAATTTTATTATAAAATATAGTTGTATTATCTATAACAATTTTACAGCTAGATTGTGAATAGCTTTTTTGTTCTTTTAGATTAGAATTGGATGTCAAGTTATACCAATTTTTAATCCGGAATCTTTTTTGATTAAATTCAAAAATTTGATTTGATAAATATGCAAACTGTGGGTCATCTATTGTAATGGTTTTTATCACGTCGGTCATGTCCCATATTTTTTCATTTACGTACATTAATAGGTTATAGTACAAGTAGTTCTCTTTATGAATATAACATTCTTGCAATGCGTCTATTTCTTTTTGAATTTCTAACTTTTTAGTTTCATTGTTTATTTTTTTCAGTTTTAATTCTAAAATGCTGAGTTTATCTATCGCTTCACCAATCGACACTTCTATCTTCATTTTGCATAATATAAATAATTAAACATGTTTATATTATTATAATGCATTTAACATTTTTTTAAATTTATTGATTGTGTTATTATGACTATATTCATGTAAAAATTTTGCAAGATACTGTGTTGAATTTTTCATACAATCATTAATCAAGTTTTTATAAAGACAAATCTCATCAGAATAAATATTTCTAAACATATAACTATCAGATATTCCTAATGGTTTTTTTACAGAGATAGCGTAATCTATAGTGCTAGATATTCCTCTTCCGTACATCGTGTCATATAAAAATATATTCATGGTATTGGACTTTAAAAATTTTAAAATATCAGCAGTTGAAAAAAAATCATGACTAATCATTACAATTATACCGGGTTTACTATTCGTCTTTATGCAAAGTTCCCTCATTCTATGAATTCGATTTGGGTCTGGGTCAAAGTGAGCAATTGGGATAACAAATTTAATTATTGCATTATCGTATTGTTTATTTATTATTCTAACAATTTTGTCAAATCCTTTATTATTAAACCCAAACCCAAATGAACCAAAGATTGGAATATTTGTATCAGTATATTTATTTATAAAGCTATCGACCTCATCATTAGTAGTATTCGCGTTTACAATGTCTTCTACATTTTCATAAATTGGTCTAGGTAATGAAAAATTATTGGCTCTTTCAGGTGCGTTTGGGTCAATATTGCAAACAATATCAAATAAATGTTGAGATGATTCATGTGGAATTCCAATATTTTTTACAACTCGTTGAATATTTGATGCATTTAACCAAGTCATGGTTGAATCATGATAATTATAAATTATGGCCATAATGCCAGCATTATCTTGCAAAATGTTACAATATTCCTTATAAGAATCTATTTCTTTATAAATATAATTTATTTGTGAGTCTTTTTGAAGAATTTCATTAAGACGCTTACCATATTGATAAACCCCACAATTTTCTACTTTATGATTTAAAAAAAGAACCTTCATTTATATTAATATATTATTATTATTTAAATGAATTAAACGTATATATTAATATGAACACTTATAGTCAGGCGGCACAAGATTTATTTGTTGAAGCTGTTACAAATCGAAAACGAGATGGGTATTTCTTAGAAATTGGGTCAAATCATCCAATCGTGCACAACAACACTTACCTTCTAGAAAAAAAATATAACTGGAGAGGATTGATGGTTGAATATGATAATACATTTAAACAACTATATGAAGTGCACCGACCAAATTCGATGTATGTAATAGATGATGCACGAACAATAAATTATAGAGATTTTTTAGATAATCATAATTTTCCTTTAAATATAGACTACTTGCAAATAGATTTAGATGTCAATAATAGTTCTACGTTGGATACATTCTTATTATTAAATAATACAGTTTTTGATAAATATAAATTTGCAACAATAACATTTGAACATGATATTTATACTGGAAATTATTTTGATACGCAGAATATATCAAGAAAAATATTAACAGATAGAGGATATGTGTTAGTATTTCCAAATGTGTCTGTATTTTGGGAAGGTTCTTATAAACAATTTGAAGATTGGTATGTACATCCGGAACTAGTTGATATGAATTATGTTAACCGTATAATATCAACCGACAGCTTAAACGTTGAACAAATAAAAAATAGGCTATGATGAAATATTACATACTTTTCATAATTATCAAATTACATTTTGATAATTATATCACTATTTTTGAACCAATAAATAAATTTAAACTAATTCTTCTAAAATGTTGTCAATCGAAACCAACGGTTTCCATCCAAGTCCTGTCAGCTTCTTTGCGTCTCCTCTAATATTTGTTGAAGTCGAATCAAATCCTAAATACGTATTTTGAATTACGACGACCTCCAATCCGGTTGACTTTTCAAATAAGATGTTGTCTTTGCATCCTAACTCGATTCCATTATTTGCATATAATTTAATAACTAAATAGGATATTCTATGACTCTCATTGTCACATATTAAATAGTTGTCGCCGTTAGTTTGAGAAATAATGACATGGATTGCATTTGCAACATCGGCTGCATGTAAAATATTTCTATATGAATCCAGATTTCCGGTTTGCAGTGCGGTTTTTGTTCCAGCATTCCACGATTTAATGTGTGCAGAAACTTTGTTTAATAAAAAAACCGGTTTTTTTAAAGGAGATTCGGTCGTAAATATAACTCCATTTGAAAAGGGTAATCCGTATGTATTTCTATAAAACTCAACCATGGAATGACCTAGTATTTTTGCGATAGAATATGGATGTACATGAAACATATTATGGTCGTCTTCGCTAATCTCATAATCATTATGACCTTTATACATTTCACTACTTGATGCGTTAAATAATTTTGTCTTCCATCCTTTGCGGTGTATAATATCACACAGCGATGCCGTTAACATCCCATTACAATATAGTGTTTCTATGGGATTTTTAAACGCGTATTGCGAACTAGAAATAGATGCTAGATGAATAACTACATCCGGTTTAACGATTGATAGAACATGTTCCAATTGTGTTGCATTGTTCATATCAAAATAAAATTTGGTTATGTTTGTTTCATTATGTTGTGCAGAACGACTAATCCCATATAAATTATAATCGGCACATCGTTCTTTCATATAATGTGCAATCATGCCGTCGCAGCCAGTAATTAACATTTTCGGTTTTGAACCAACGATTTCAAACCGAGGAAACGGAAAAACAAATTGCCCACCTGCGTCTAAAAACGCCTTTTCGCGAACAAGAATCTCTTCTCGAAAATGCCACGGCAAAACTAATAAATAATCAGGTGGATTTTCTCTCATAGTTTCTTCTCCAATAATCTCAATACCGGTATTTGTCATTTTACCAATCTTTTTTGGGTTTCTTTCTACGGCATATTTCATGTCAGTTTCCCCCAATTTCGCGTATTGAAGTAAACAATTGCCTTTTGTAGATGCGCCATATACATACATCTTTTTCCCATTTTTATTGACATTGTCAACAAAATCTCGCAATCGTTTCACTTCAATATCACAGTTGGTCATAAATTGTTCGAATACATTATTATTTAATAAGCCATATTCAATCTCCTCCTTTAAAATTCGATTAACTAACTCGACGTTTTCATCATATGTGGGAGAGTGCTTCTTTGCAAAATAAACCCTGAAGCTACCTCCATTACAGTCATTAAATTTAACATCAATAATTTTAAGATTTGCCATATCAGCAATAACTTTAATTTGATGTAATGAATAATATTCCAAATGTTCGTGGCAAATAGTATCAATACTATTTGTTTTTAACATGGATAATAAATAACTTTGTTCGCACGTCCAAACGCCATCGTCATGTAAAATCGAATATATATCGTTTGCAAATTGCACCGGGTCAGGCAAGTCATAAAACATAGAAATTGACGACACCATCTTACACTTAGTGTCGCCATACACGTTTGTAAAATTTTCATGTGTGAAGTATGTAGGGATTAGTTCTACATCTCCATAATATTCTTTGAATTGAGACCCAGTTGGGTCTACACCGATTCGCTTAAGACCATTCGAATAATATTGCAACATGGTAGAATCGTTACTACCAATGTCTACAATGGTGTCTCCTTCTTGCAGATTTACAATGGATACTATTTCTAATTGATAATTTTTTAAATGTTCCCGCATTGTATTACTAATGCCAGACCGATACCCATATTCATATTCGTAGAGCTCGGCAGAAAACGTTGTTTGTAGTAATTGTAACAATCTGCAATTATTACATACGCATAGGTCGATTTTGGTTTTTGGGATAGTAAAATCACCATAAACCGGAAAGCGAGATGTTATATATTGTTCACCGAGTGATATTACAATGGTGAGATCGTTTGACCCGCAAATTCGACATTGGTCGATATTTGATATATAAGACATTTATTAAATATACAATGTTATAATGTAAATTATATGTTTATATGATTTTACTGAAAATATACAATAATCGATGATAGTTTAATCGTGCAAATTTAAATGTCCAACTACGTATATACATATATTTCAATGAATATAATTATTCCAATTGGCGGGAAGGGGGAACGATTTAAAAATGCAGGATATATTAAGTCAAAGCCATTAATTGATATTTTCGAAAAACCTATGATATTTTATATCATAGACAATTTAAACATAAGAGCGGACGATAATTTGTATATCATTTATGACACATTGTTAGATGTCGAAAATTTTGCACGCATAGTAAAGGACAAATATCCATTTGTCAACTTGATTCCATTACCGAAAAGTACGCGTGGTGCTGCCGAAACATTGTACTCGGGAATACATAGTATAATGAACTCTATCCAAAAGGTAAGCAAAAACATCGTAATTGATTGTGATACATTTTATCGAGAGGACATACTCAATATTTATAGGAAAAGTGAAAATAATAATATTGTGTTTTATAGTGTGAAAGAAAATGAACCCCCAATATATTCATACATAAGGCTCGACGAATCGAAACATATACTGGAAATCAAGGAAAAAATCAAAATTTCGAACAATGCAAATACCGGAGCATATTGTTTTGAAAATATAACAGACCTATGTGATTACTGTAAATATATATTGGACAACAATATTGTATTCAATAATGAGCCGTATACTTCGTGTGTTATAAATGAAATGATTAATTGTGGTGTTAACTTTTATGGTATCGAATTACACAATGACAGCGCAGTATCATTAGGCACACCGGTAGACGTAAATGAATACATACAAAACACGCGGGTTCTATTATTCGATTTAGATGGAACGCTGGTCGATACCGATGCTATATATTTAAAGGTATGGAACCAATTGTTAGACCGATATAACATAAAATGTGATAAAAGATTATTTGAGTATTTTATTAAGGGTAAAAGTGATGAACTATTTATTAAGTACATTAATTCAAGCATAACAGATGTTGAACTATCAAATCTGTCGAAAGAGAAAGATAAATTGTTTATAGAATGTCTAACTGATGAACCGCATCTTTTATTTCCAGGTGTTTTCGATTTTTTTAAACGTAATGCTCACAATAAAATCGCGGTAGTGACAAGTAGCAACCGAGTCGCCGCGAATCATATTTTACAGGTTACTTGGCTGGCCGAGTATGTAGAATTGGTTATAGCAGCAGAAGATTGCATAAATCATAAACCGGACCCGCATCCATATTTAATTGCGATGGATTATTTTAACGCGTCAATTGATAATGTATTTATTTTTGAAGATAGTTACTCAGGATACTGTAGTGCAGTCCGTACAGGTGTGAAAAATATCTGCCTATTTGACAATGCAAATACATGCGCAGAGATTCGCGATTCTACCCATTATAAATACAGTGATTATAAAAATTTAAACATCGACCATATAGTGAATTACTATAATGGTCACGCCGACGTCTATGTAAACGACTATGTCGAGCAGATTTATAAGACTATAAATACAATACCTGTCAAAAGTATCGAGAAGAATGCGAATAACTTAAAAACTGGATACATATGCGACATTAGTAGTTACAAAATAACCTATGTTAACGGGGTAACTGAGAATCTTGTCCTCAAAATAAGTAATATAGAAAATGAATTGTCGGCCACAGCGATAAAATTACATATGTATGAGAAAGAAACATATTTTTATGAAAAAATTTCACATTTAATAAGCAATACGCCACAATTTTTCGGGTCGTTTAAGCATGAACGGCGCGATGCGATATTATTGGAAGATTTACATAGGTATTCTGGAAGGTTTAATATAAACTTAAATACGAACACTCATGTTTTGATGAAAGTAGTTAAATCGATACATGATATGCATAATGCATTTTATTTTGAATCTGCAGACCAGGTTATGCCAACTATGCGCTCATTAAATAAAATAACTGATATAAGCTATTATAAAGAATTGATTATTACCAGACGTGAAAGATTTATGTCTAACACCAAGTATATTTTAAGCATTAATGAAAAGGCAATTGTATCCAAAATCTACAATAATATTGATAAAATATACAACGATGTTTCCACATTTCCACTCAGCTTCTGTCACGGGGATTTAAAGAGTCCTAATATTTTTTATAAAAATAATACCGATCCCATACTATTGGATTGGCAATACATACATTTAAATAAGGGTGTTAGTGATATTGTATTTATGTTAGTCGAAAGTGTAGATTTTGATGAAATGACCGTTAATTTGGTTATAAATTTCTATTATAAATTGCAAAACGAATCCCATCCAATCACATATAGTGAATTTATGAATGACTTCAAGAATGCCTTATGTGTATTTCCTTTTTTTGTGTGTATATGGTTTAATAGTGAAGACCCGGATAAATTATTGGACCCAGTATTCCCGATTAAATTTATGAAAAATCTAATGAAATATTACAATCATTATTTGATAGAGTACATTGTATAGCGGGGGTAACATTACCGCAAATGTGTA